GATACATAGTAGACCCTAGCAAAAACCCAAACGGCTCGCCTATAGGCGGAATTCGCACGTTTATCAACATCTTTAACAAGTTAACAAGAGAAGTGAAGCCTGATTTGTTAGTCTTAGTATGGGATGGTAAAGGTGGTAGTAAAAAGCGCAGGGCTATGAACAAGTCTTATAAAGGAGGCCGTAAGCCTCCTCGCACTAACTGGTCACAAGTTGGAATGGACGAATCAGAAATTATTGATAACAAAGTGTGGCAACAAATGAGAGTTATTGAATACTTTAACCAAACTCCTGTAATTCAATTTATGGAGCCTTTAGTTGAAGCAGACGATGTTATTTCTTACATTAAAAATAGTCCGATGTTTGCTGAGTGGCAAAAAGTAATCGTATCAGCAGATAAGGATTTTATTCAGCTTTTAGATGATAAAACAATACTTCATCGCCCAATTCAAAAAGAGTATCTAAACAAAAACAGTGTTGTTGAAAAATTTGGTATTCATCCTATAAATTTTGCACTAGCAAGAGCTATTGTGGGCGACTCGTCTGATAATCTTCCTGGCGTACCAAGGGTGGGCATGGAAACTGTTGCTAAGCGCTTTTCTTTCTTACGAGAAGAAAAAACATATTATCTTTCGGATATTATTGAGGAGTGTAAAAAGCCTGAAAATAAGCAAAAAGTTTTCACAAACATAAAAGAAAACACTGAACTTATACAAAGTAACTATGATATCATGCAACTATCTTCACCAATGTTGTCAATCCAAGCAAAACAAGGGATTGATGACATTTTTGAACAATATAGGCCCCACTATAATCAAACCGAAATAAGAAAATTAATGCTACAAGATGGAGTACTTACAGTAGCAACAACTGATTTGGAACAAAGATTTAACAATATTATTACTTCCTTTTCTAGGTAAAATATGATATTATACTCTAAATAAAAGGAAGTTTAATGGAACAAGAAACAAGCTTTTCTAAATTTGGGAAAACTTTTCAAGAAGATTTATGTCATTTAATTGTTAATGATAGAAGTTTTGCAGATCAGATGTTTGAAGTTTTAGACATCAATTTTTTAGAATTAAAGCATCTAAGAGTTTTTGTTAGAAAAGTAAAAGAATACAGGAATAAATATGGAGTCCACCCCACATCTAATATTATGCATTCCATCTTACGAACAGGTTTGGATGGAGAAGCAGACTCGGTCAAAGTTAGAATACGAGAATATTATGCACGCGTCCTCGCAGCCGGAAAAACTCCGGATAGTGCTGATTTTATCAAAGATACTGCGCTGGATTTCTGTAAAAAGCAAAAATTAAAAGAAGCACTAATAAAATCAGTTGAGTTGATAAGGTCCTCATCCTTTGATGAAGTTTCAAAAGTAATTGACAATGCGTTAAAGTTGGGATCAGACAATACTTTAGGTTATGATTACCTTGCTGATTTTGAAGCAAGATTCTTAAAAAAAGCGAGAGACCCTATAACTACTGGGTGGAAAGAGATAGATGAAATTTCAAAGGGAGGCTTAGGAAAAGGTGAACTTGGTGTTGTCGTCGCTCCTACTGGCGCTGGGAAGTCTATGGTTCTGGTTCACCTTGGAGCACAGGCTGTTAAAGCAGGAAAAAATGTCTTACATTATACTTTGGAGCTTGCTGACACTGTTGTTGCAAGCCGTTATGATGCTGCTATTACTGGTGTTGAGTTAAAGAACTTGTCTGTTTTTAAAGAAAAAATCTATGATGAAATTAGAGAAATAGAAGGAAGACTAATAGTAAAAGAATACCCAACAAGAAGCGCTAGTATACAAACAATTAAAAATCATGTCGAAAAGCTAAAAAGGCGAAATTTCGTCCCGGATATGATCATCGTAGACTACGGAGACCTGATTCGACCAGAAAATAGCAGAAAAGATGAGAAAAGACACCAATTAGAAACTATTTACGAAGAGCTCAGAGGAATCGCGCAATTCTGCGAGTGTCCAATCTGGACAGCCTCGCAAACTAACAGATCTGGATTGAACGCAGAGGTGATCACAATGGAGTCTATCTCCGAAGCGTTCAATAAATGCTTTGTAGCAGATTTTATCTTCACAGTGTCTAGGACAGTTGAGGATAAGAATACCAATCAGGGTCGTATTTTTGTTGCTAAAAACAGAAACGGACCAGATGGATTAGTATATCCAATTTTTATGGACACTGGCAGTGTTAAAATAAAAGTTTTAAATAAAACTAGAGAAAGCGTAGATGAAATTATTAACAGATCCTCTAAAGAGAGGCTTGACACTTTAAAGGAAAAATACGCCGCTTTTAAAAAAGAAAAAAGATAAAGGAATAACGGAGAAAATACATGAAAATATCAAATCAAATTTTATCAGAAATAACCGTACACATGAAGTATGCGAGATATCTACCAGAGAAGAAAAGAAGAGAAACCTGGGAAGAACTGGTCACTAGAAATATGGAAATGCATTTAAAAAAGTTCCCTCAGCTTGAACTTCAGATAAGGAAAGCATATAAAATGGTATATGATAAAAAAGTTTTACCGTCCATGCGCTCTATGCAGTTTGGAGGAAAGCCGATTGAAGTTGCCCCAAATCGCATTTTCAACTGTGCTTTTATGCCAGCTGATGATTGGAGATGTTTCGGCGAAGCCATGTTTCTTTTGCTTGGAGGAACAGGAGTAGGATACTCAGTTCAGAAACATCACGTTGAAAAATTACCAGAGATTACTCGACCTAATATGAATAGGACCCGCCGTTTTCTTGTGAACGACTCGATTGAAGGTTGGGCCGATGCGGTTAAGGCGCTGGTAAACTCCTATTTTAAAGGAGGTTCACGTCTTAGATTTGATTATTCAGACATACGCCCGAAAGGTGCTGCTCTCATTACTTCTGGAGGCAAGGCCCCAGGACCACAACCTCTTCGTGAATGTTTGGTCAAACTAGAGGGAATGCTCTCACAGAAGGAAAATGGAGATAAACTAACGCCGATCGAAGTACACGATATGATCTGTCATATAGCTGACGCTGTGCTGGCAGGCGGTATCCGTAGGGCCGCTCTTATTTCACTATTCTCAGCAGATGATGAGGATATGATCGCTGCTAAAACTGGCAACTGGTGGGAAACTAATCCACAACGAGGTAGAGCTAATAACTCTGTGGTCTTACTACGCCACAAGATTAATAAAGAATATTTCATGAATCTTTGGGATAGAGTGAAGGCATCCGGCGCTGGTGAACCTGGATTTTATTTTTCAAATGATAAAGATTGGGGCACAAATCCATGCTGTGAAATTGGTCTTCGCCCGTATCAGTTCTGCAATTTAACAGAGGTTAATGTTTCGAACGTTAGTGATCAAGAGGACCTTAATGAGAGAGTTGCGGCAGCAACTTTCATTGGTACCTTGCAAGCAAGTTATACAGATTTTCATTACCTTAGGGATATTTGGAGAAGGACCACTGAAAAAGACGCACTTATCGGGGTGAGTATGACAGGCATTGCTTCTGGAAAGGTTTTAGCACTCGATATGAAGGCAGCAGCTCAAACAGTAAAAACGGAAAACAAAAGAGTAGCTGACCTGATAGGTATCAATCATGCAGCTAGAACGACTTGCGTAAAACCCGCGGGCACCACTTCTCTTACACTTGGAACAAGTTCAGGTATTCACGCCTGGCATAACGATTACTATATTAGAAGATTGCGTGTAGGCAAAAACGAATCAATTTATAGTTATCTTCTTAAAAATAATCCTGAGCTAGTCGAAGATGAATATTTTAGCCCTCATACAACAGCTGTAATCTCAATTCCTCAACGTGCCCCTGAGGGCTCAATTTTAAGGACAGAATCGGCTCTTCAACTATTGAAGAGAGTCAAGCATGTTACAGACGAATGGGTCAGACCAGGATTTCGTAAAGGGCAAAATACGCACAATATATCTGCCACTGTCTCTATAAAAGACGCTGAATGGGTTGACGTAGGAGATTGGATGTGGGAAAATAGAGATAGTTACAATGGGTTATCCGTACTTCCTTATAACGGAGGGACATATACCCAGGCTCCTTTTGAAGATTGCTCAAAGGAGACATATGAAGCTATGATGAATTCTTTGTCAAGCATAGATCTCATGGACGTTAAAGAGCAGGAAGACAATACAGACCTTAAAAGCGAGGCCGCATGCGCTGGTGGTTCTTGCGAAGTTAAATTTATTTAAAAAATAGTTTGACATTTATCACAATAAGCGTTATTATATTAAAACAAACTAAAAAACTCTAAAAAGAAAGGAATTTAAATGAGTTCAAACGACAACAAATCATTAACAAAAGAAGAGCATCTTGCCAATTATATTAAAACTTTTGTAGCCATTGAGGACGCTATGGAACCCTTTAAGGAGCAGCGAAAAGATCTACGCGAATCATATGATGAAAACGGCTGGCTTACAAAGCAGGAAATGCGTTTAGCTGTAAAAGCTTACAGACTTTACAAATCCGAAACTGATATGGAATTATTATCCGATTATGTAAACAGGTGCCAAAGATCAATTGGGAGAAGTTTCAATGCCTGATATTAGAAGACTAAAACCAACCAATAGACACATGCTAATTGTACCTCATTTTGAGATCAATAACCGGAAAAGTGAATCAGGAGTTCTTTTGCCGGAAGATTTTGAGGAGGAGTTAAGTCCCTATATTGAGGCAACAGTAATTGATATTGCAGACGATTGTCATAGCCAGTTCAAACACTTGAAGTTTGGGAATATTGATTTTAATAAAATTGTAGTAGATAGGTCAATGATTCAAAAGGTTCAACTCAAAGAAAATAGTCATTATTTGATTCTAGAAAACTATGTAGTTGGTATGTATCGGAGGCCCTAATGCGGATTGATTTGTTCGGAGACGACATAGGTTCTGTTGAATACATATCTCACATGGGAACAGACCTCTCTGTTGTGAACGCTGCCCGCGTATCATTTGGAGCTGAAAAAACCGAAGTAGATGACAAAGACATTAAACTTATAAATTATTTAATGAAGCACAATCACAGCTCACCGTTTGAGCATTGTGCACTAACACTCAAATTTACTGTGCCTCTTTTTATACGCTCACAGCATCATAGACATCGAACATGGTCATACAACGAAATTAGCAGAAGATATACATCTGTTGATATGAAGTTCTATTGTCCAAATAGTTTTCGAACTCAACACTCTTCAAATCGCCAAGCAAGTAATGACGAATTAATCAACCCTGTTCTTGATTCGTCATATTTAGCGATTGGTTTTGAGAACGCAGCTGATGCTTTGAGCATGCATCATTCAAGGAGTTTATCACTTTATAATGCAATGCTAAATGCCGGTATTTGTAGAGAACAAGCAAGAGGGGTTTTGCCTCAAAATCTATACACAGAATACTATGGTACTGTAAACTTGCATAATCTTTTAAAATTTATATCTTTAAGAATCCACTCAGGAGCCCAGTGGGAAATACAACAAGTAGCTAATGCGTGTTTAAAAATTGCAGAAAAACATTTTCCGCATTCAGTCAGATCTTTTTTTGATCACAAAGTGAGGATAGAGTGAAAAAATATTTTTTATTTTTTTTGATAGCTTTTGGCTGCTCCGATAATTCTTCTCGGGGAGTAGGAGGTTCTGATTTACAGCCAACAATTCTAATTCAAGATGCTCAGCAAGAGATGGATGTCTTTGTTATAGATTGGCAACCCGAACCTGAACCTTTGCAAGTTGATATGTCAGAGATTGACCGCTGCGCACAAATCACCATAAATGACGTCGAGGAATACTGCTTGTGCAACCCAGCCTGCTGCGATAGGCAAAGGTGGTATTGTCCTCCAAATCCGGCTCAAACAATCGATGTAATGGATGTTATTGTTGGGGTTTGTGATGAAAATATGACACCATGTGTTTTTGGTCAAGACGAGGGTTGTCCGCCACCACAGATACTTTATAGGGGCCAATGTGTGACACAATGGGAGTGCCCACCTGGCACTAGTGGAGAATTCATAGAGTGGTTCGAGTGTCAGCTTGAAGATGGCACTATTGGACGACAGCAGGTGTTTTGTAATAAAGGCAACCTTCTTCATATGCCATGTCGTCCATGCGATACAGAAGAGTGTAATGGTGAAGATGACGATTGCGACGGCGGAATTGATGAAGGTCGATTTCCATGTCAAACCGAATGTGGTGAAGGATGGGGATTCTGCATTAATCAAGAAATAATTGATTGTAATGCAGCTGTACCAGGTGAAGAGCGTTGTAATTTTGAAGATGATGACTGTGATGGATCTATCGATGAGGGTCAGAGAAACGCATGCGACCTTTGTGGTCCAATACCACCTGACATTTGCGATGGAATTGATAACGACTGTGA